TCAATTGGTACTGCTGCATCATATTCCGATCCATATGTTACCACTGCACTTTTAAGGGTTTGCAATGCCGCCACCAATCCCGACACTGGCAACGAATTGTAATTTTTAACCAACGAGCTGAATAAAGATACATAAGGTAAGCCAGCTGCTGCACCAAAGAAGTCTCGCATTATTAAATGATTCAATGATCCCGATCCAGTACCATTGGCAGCATTTAATGTTGACTGAGCCGATGCAGAAAGTACAACTGTTGTGTTACCTGTTGTTGTTGTATACCGTTGACTTGGAACCACTATCTTGTTTAGTGTTTGTGCTAGATCCGACCAGCTGCTAAATGCACCCTGTCCTATCTTGGTCTGCACATAGGATCCAAAATCTTTAAATGAATTTATACCAAGCGGAGTCAATTGTGCTCTTAAATTAGATGGTATTACTTTTGTAAAATCTAAATAATCTGCTAGTGTAGTCAATGTTGAATTTTGATTAGTTTTTACAAATCTAGTACCAGACACAATTGCTTGTAGATTTGCTCCAGTAACACTTCGATATATTGACAGCACCACATCTTCGCTTCTTCCGGGAATGGAAGTGGTGGTGGTTACTACACCATTAAGTGGAACACCAATTGATCCGTAAGGTGTTGCTGATTGTTCCAATGTTGGCTCTGCTGAATTAATAATTTCTACTTTAGGGATTACACTCAAGTTGGTTGTATCTAGACCCACATTGGCTAGCTTTGTATTCCAATCTCCGTACGATCCAAACCCTTGATTAAGTAAATTTTGTCCAAATACATATACATCTCCAATTTGGCTGATGTTGTTGATATCATACATAGTACCCCAGGTCGATACCACGTTACTTAATAGGTTTGCAGAAGTGCCAAGTCCATTGGTTGCTAGGTCTGCATTGTTTTTATAACCCACTCCGTGTTGGCCATATGTTTTATCTTTGAGTACCTTGGTGCTAGAAACTGTATCAAATACTTCATTTGCATAACTGTATGCAGATAAAAATACGTTGGCGAATTCATTGATTCCATTCTGGAATGGCGCTTGGGCTTGGCTGTATACAGTGCTGCTAAAACTTGCTGCTGCCGGTATTGCTGCACCAGTCACAGGATCTGTTGCCCAGGCTGCATAACCAATACTGCTAACGGGTGTAAACGATGGCGGATAATTATCAATTAACCATTGCGCTTTTGTAACTCCGGAATTTAAGCTGCTGAGTGCTGCAAACAGTTCAACGTTGCCTAATGTATTAGTGGCAGCGGCCCAGGTAGTAGCCACTAAATTAACCGTCGCTAATCCGTGAAAACTGCTAACTGAGGCTAGCAAACTTGGCGAAAACGCCAGGCCTTGGCCATTGATTAGTGTTGCTTGTGCATTTAGTGCCAGTGCTGTACTCATTGCTATGCTCCGCCGAATCCAACACGTACATTGGGGAAACCTGTAACTATTCTGTGTGTACAGGCGCAGACGCTGCCCGCCTTGGGGTCAGCAACTGCAACAGGTAACCCATTGACTAACACATTGGGAACACAACCCCAAGCTATTTCAGAATGTCCACAGGTTGGATTGTAACCGGGCAGTTTCGGATTGGTATAATTACCGTGCGGGGTAATAGGAAATCCTTGTACTGCAACTTGTTGTCCAAATACCATTACTGGTCCACCAGCTATGGCCCCATACAAAACTTGACCCGCAACACCCACAAGTCTACCACTGAGACCAGGAGTATCAGTAAATCCGCCTACAACCGCTATGGGTAATCCTGCTGCCATATTATGTTATAATTCCACCTTTGGGTGCTGTTTTAATTCCAGTGGTAGTTTCAATGTAATGTACTTGAACTCTATCGGCAGTGGGAGTATGCATTATTACATACTTTTTTTCCAGCACTATATTAGTATTTATATCACCAGAAACCAGGCTTTGCATAAGAGCAAGACCATTGGGGGTAGGAATGCCGGTGCAGGGTTTGTTTAACACATAATGGTCCGCTGTTTCTTCTACTATTTTTGCAATGGTTTCATCACCATTTACCAACTTGAAAGTCACAATATCATTTACTGCATATTTTTTTGATGAGATTAACATAATTATCCTTTTAGTTCTGTCCAAAATTCTTCTGGTTTGGCAGCTAGACCCTGATAGCCACCTTGAATTAATGTCGTACCATTGAAAATTTGTGGCACACTACGCAAGCCTTGCTCAATCAAATAGTCACGAGCTTCTGTACGAACTGCCACATCGACTGCGGTATATTCAATGCCTCGACTTTCTAATAGTGCTTTTGCCATATCGCAGTATGGGCAATCATTTTTTGTGTAGATTGTTAGTTTCATATTTTCCTTATAATGATGGTAACTGATTGTAATCTAAGTCGTCGCTCATTACACCGATAACATAGTTTGTTGATTCTGTTTCTTGTAATGCCGACTGCTTCTTACTGATATCAGTGTGCTTGTTGAACCACGGAATTGGAGTGGTACGTGGTGCCGAGCCTTGATACTTGATACCAATTTGCTTGAGTGCATCTACCGCAGTATAGTCCACAAAGTCCATTAGGATATTGGCATTGAGACCAATCACAGGACCTTTCTTAAACAAATAAGTGGCCCAAGCCTTTTCCTCAAGAATGACATCTCGATAAATCTCGTAAACTTCTTCTTCGCAATCGGCCTTGACTTCTGCAAAGCGAGGATCTTCTTTAATAACCTGATTGATCAAGAAAGCAGTCCAGCCTTTGTGTAGTAGTTCGTCTTGTAAGATAAGACTGATGATGTTGCCATTGCCAATGAAGATTCTATTCTCTACCATTGCCAGACTTGTAGCAAAGCTGACCATGAAACGGAATGCTTCAAGAGCATAACTGGCGTGCAAGGCTAACCAAATTGCTTTGATGTGTGCATACTCTGGAGTAGCAACTCCAACTTCCTTGCGACAGTTAATGATATGCAGATTATCATAATATTCGCCTACACTTGATGCCATGCTAACAATTTCTTCGGTGTCGTGGATAGAGTTGAACACATCTTTAGGCACATTGTAAATGTTACGGATAATGTGACTGTAGCTGCGACTGTGAATGTTTGTTTCAAAAAAACTCCAGTTATACATTAGTGCTTCAAGCTCGGGCAAGCTGACACACGGCGTAAACACCTGTGCAGGACCGCGTCCTTGTAAACTGTCTAAGGCTGTTTGGCGTAGTAGGTTACTGGTAAAGATATGTTTTACAGCATCACTGGCATCTTTAAAGTCGGCAGCATCTTTGGTTAGACTGATCTCTTCAGGTACCCAAAAGAATCCACGTGCTGTAGTTTCAAAGTTGGCAACCTTGTTATACTTGACTTCTTCGAAACGTTGTATAGTAACTGGCCCTGCTGGGTCCAGAAACATCTTACGATTCAAGTAGTCTGTTTTAGTTTTTAAGTCGTATTGTGCTTTGCTCATTGTTCTAATTCTCTTTGTTTACGTTTATTTTCTTCTCTAATCTTTGCCGCAACTCTCATTTTTGCCTTTGCTTCTTCTGACATTGTTTTACCTTGTTGGGACGCCGACATCTTTGCTCTGGTTTCTGGTGACATTGTTTTCCCACGCATACCTCTATTAGGAATTCTCTGTTTTAATTTTTGTCTTGTTTCTATAGAAATAGGAGGTCGAGTAGTTGCTGCAATTGATAGTTTGGCTTTATGCTCCTCTGTTAACGTCCTGCCTTTTTGTGCAGCAGACATTCTTGCTTTGGTTTCTTTTGTACGTTTTTGTCCTACTCTTTTCTTAGCGGCTTCCTTTTGTAGATTAGGATTACGGCGAGCAGGATTATTATCACCTGACATAGATTCTGCGTATTGTCTGCGAAGCCAACCATATGCTTTATTATTTCGCTTACCATTATTAGTCATTGAACCTGTTGTCATATTCATTGCTGCATACAACAATTTTTGATTCCCAGGATAAATTTTACACAATAATAAATGAGCAATATAATGTTCTTCGGGATACAATCCAACTAAATTTTCTTTATCGTCGGTGCCACCTAAACAACGAGGCAGGATATGATGTTTTTCGACATACCCTACTCGTGCTACATCACAATGCATTAAATTGTTATATATTTTTTGATAATTCATTTTATAATTTGCAGGCCAGACAATCATCATCGTCGTCAAAATCAATTTGTTCAAGTGGAGTATCTGGGGGTATTTCTGCTGCCATTTTGCTACCTTGTTTATCAATTAGTGAGTAATACATTGTCTTCAACCCCCATAAATGTGCTTGCATTAAATTCTTGGCAATTAGCGTAGTTGGTACTTTACGATCTGGAAAATGCTTTGGCGAATAGAATGTATTAGTACTTATGCTCTGATCCACATATGCTGCCAGCACTGCCGCTGTCTTTAGATAACCCACACAATCTGCTTGTTCCCACATCAGTTGGTATTTGTTTTTTAGTCTTTGATATTCGGGGGCTACTTGTACTAGTGATCCAGCTTTCGATTCCTTGACCGTAATCAAGCTCATTGGCATTTCAATGCCGTTTGTGCTGTTAATAACAACACTTGAACTTTCCACAGGAGCAATAGCCATTTGTGTGGCATTGCGTACACCGTGTTCTTTCATTTGAGCACGTAGGGTTTCCCAATCAAGTTCGGGTGCAAAGTCAGCAAGTTCATTGACTCCCGCAGCACGTAGTTCCCAAGGAAATACACCTTGTCCATAGCGTGTCTTGTTGCTGTGCGCACACGCACCACGTTCTCTAGCTAGTTCAACCGAAGCTTCTGTTAGATAGAAACTTTGGTGTTCCATCCACGATTTAATTTCAGCTAACGCATCTTTGTCACCGTATTGTAAGCTGCGCTTGGCGTGCCAATAGGCTAGATTAGTAATGCCAATACCCAATGGACGAATTTCATCGTTGCTAAGTTTGCTTTGTATGCTCAAGAAGTCTTGGTAGTCTAGAATATTATTGAGACTACGATGCAGTATGCGGCAAGCACGACGCATATCTTCTGGATTACGGAACGCACCCCAATTAATCGATCCCAGTGTACATAATGCAATACGACCTTCATCGTCATCTAATCTCTGAAATGGCACTGTGGGCAGTAAGATCTCGCAGCACAAATTGCTTTGGAAGATGGTATGATACTCGGGATCAAATGGTCCTTGATTCATTACGTTGTCGATGAACACAAGATAAATGCGTCCTGTGTCTGTGCGCTCTTTAAGTAACCCAGATTTGAATACTTCTTCAGCACTCATTGTTTTCTTACGCAGGTCTTTACGTTTTTCGTATTTGACATATAGCTCCTCAAACAGAGCTGTATTGCTATAGAAAGCTTGATGTAGGTCAGGCACTTCGTTGGGATCAAAGAATGTGATCATTTCTTTGTTCTTGAAGCGGCGCCAAAACAATGCACTTAGAACAACACCGTAGTCCATAAAGCGTACACGAGTTTCTTCTGTGCCTTGATTGTTTTTAAGCACAATCAGATCATCAAATTGATAGTGCCATATGGGATAGAACACAGTGGCACTGGCATTGCGAATGCCGCCTTGGCTACAACTACGTAGATCGCCGAACCATTTCTTTAAGAACGGAATCATACCTGTGTGCATGATCTCGCCGCCGCGGATAGGTGCTCCGAGTGGGCGTAAACGACCAATTTCAAGACCAATGCCAGCACGTTTGGCGGCATACTTGGCCATCATTTCTCCAGATGCAAAGATGCTATCGAGATTATCGTCACTGCGAATAAGAACACAACTACTAAACTGTTTAGTTGGAGTGCCGAGCCCAGCCAACACAGGGGTAGCAAGAGTGAATAGTCCGTCTGACGCCGCATTGTAATATTCCTTGATATATTTCATACGAGCCAAATTAGGCTCTTCGCTGTGAAACACAGTAGCCGCAGCCACCATGTAACGTACTTGAGGTGTTTCGTATGTTTCTTTTGTAGTGCGATTGCGTACTAGATATTTTTCGATTAGCTGCTCAATTGCAGCATAGCCATATTGCTCATCTTTCTCATGATCGACAATATCGTCCATCTTATTCCAATCATCCTCGGTATACCAAGTTAGTAGTTCACTTGTGTATACGCCAGCAGCTACGTTCTTACAAACAATTTCGTACAGGCGAGGTGGCTGATATTGCCCATATACATCTTTACGCAACATACTGAGACGTTGCTTGCCTGCTACATATTGATAATTGGTATGTCCTACATCAGAATTTGTTTCTACGTCAATTAAGTCAACAATGGCACGTAATGTAATTTCGTCAATTTCTTTAGTGGTAATTTTATCATAAAAATGTGGTTGACTTTTGATTTCTATCATTGACTGACTTACATCTGCGATCCCTTTACATACTTTTGCTATTTGCGCTTGCCATTTCTCTAGATCGAGCGGAGTCTGGTGTCCATCTCGTTTAATAACTTGAATAACCGTCATTGATGCCTCTTAATAATTATGTAATTGTAATTCTTCTGCTGTATAGCGTCGTTTTAACACAAGGATTTTTTGAAACTGTTCTTTATTTACAGTTTCTCCGTCAATCAAATTAATAATACATTTCCCTTGATTGATCCAGCATAAATTATAAACGTACTTAGTTTCTGGATCTTCGTATACACGCATTTCAATGTCTAAGTTAATTCTATGCTTAGTTAACAATATAGTATACATGATTCCTAGACATTTTGCAATATCACAATAGTGATTTTCGTAAATTAATGTCCACGGGTCTGGCCAATTTTCTACATCGGTTGGGTCTAAGTAATAAGGCGTGAAAGGGCATCGTTGCCAAAATTTGGCAACAGAATCAATTGCTTGGTTAAAGGTTAGTGAGTCTAAACTTCTTCGAAATTCACGCCAGTGAGCAATTCGCTCACCGGTATCAAGTTTCCACATTTATTAAGGTCTGAAATAATTTAAACTGTAGGTAAGTATTGCTGCATTTCCCGAAGTAGTTGAAGTATATTCAATGTTTCCGGTTGTAGTGTTGGCACGTAAAGAAACTCCAACATTAGTGTCTTCTGTATATTCTTCATCCGTAGTATATGTACCGCCAATGCCCGATACTACCAATCTGCCGGTGCGTTTTCCGCCTGCGTGATTAATCATATAATCCATTACTAGATTAGTATAAGTCCCGGGATAATTAGAAATTCCGGTTGTAGTAAAACTTCCGGCATTGTTGAGCGTCAATGATTGGCCGTACCCTAGAGTTTTACGTCCATTAACTACGCCAATGTCGTGAATGAATTGATACGATACATAGCCATTATCCTCAACATAAGGTATAGTAGGAAATGCGCCACCGTCAAAAAACTGGTCCGATACACTGAAATTTTTGCTGCCACTGAAATTTATTGCAGGATAAGCAGCAACTCCAGATGGGTTAACAACAGATGGTGCATTTAAACTATTAGTTAAGTAATCTTGTGTTCCGTAACCAATATAGGTATTTTCGCTGGATATTAAATTGTTGACACCAGTGTGTCCATATATTCCTATGTTAGCACAATAACGGAAATAGTTGTTTCTAAATGTTATATCGTAAGGTAGAACAGATCCACTTGAAACTGACGTGTTGTTTCCTACATTGACAAAGTGATATACTTTGTCAAAATAAGAGTCAAAGAATGTAAGAGTGTGACAATCTTCGTTCATTTCAACACCCACGCCAATGCACAAAAAATCGCATTGGTTAAATATTAAATTGTTAACAGACTGTGTCTGTGATCTGTTGGGAATATACACTCCTGCTATACCAGACCCGCGGTAAATGTCGAACACTGGGTTAGCGTTGTCTAAGCTAGAAAACAACAACGTAGAATTTGCAAAATTATCATAGTTAGCTACATCGCTGGTTACGGTGTATAGTTCACCAACTGGACCAGTAATACTTTGAATAGTACCACCCAATCCAACTGTTTGTGTAGTTTGCGATGGACCGCTAGAGGGCCACCCGATGGGCATACCAGTTACCAATCCCGATACGTTATTGGTGGTAAAAGTATAGGCACCAAGTGTACCTGTTGCTGATTTTGACACGGCATAATCTGCAGTAGTGCCAGTCAACAAACCTTTAAACATTACACGAGTAAAAGAACCAGCAAATGCTCCATCAATTAATAGTGCAGGTTGATCAAAAGTAGGACAATACTGCCAAAGTGCTATGTCGCTTAAATGATATTCTTCAATGAAGGGTAAAACTCCATCAGTATCTGGGTTGCCATATAGAGATCCAGTTTGACCAAAGCTATCAGCAAGTTGTGCCAATGGACCGTTGAATGTACCAATTATAACCGACGAACCTTTACCGTCACCTTGGATTTTAGTAAATGGCGGAATATTAATCGTACTGGTAATTCGATAAGTACCGGCTGGAAAATATATTGTTCTGTGAGTTGGTGCTTGCGACTGTCTAGTTAGCGCACGGTTTATAGCAACTGTATCATCCACAATGCCATCGCCGGCAGCACCGTAATCTTTGACACTTAAAAAATCGTCAAGTTTATCTTGTAGTGTTCTATATTCTGGGTTGTTAATGTCTGTCCCAGTTATTGCCTGTGGCCCTGGGGACAACCCTTTAAATGTGTATACTGTTTCGCCACCTAATAAATCACTATACTCAGTTAATACTTCAGTTAACCCTTCAGTCGGTGCGCCTTCATCTAAGGTACCATTTCCGATAAAAAGTCTACGTTGGTCTAAACTCCACCCGAATTCGCCGCTGGCCAGCTGAGGCAATTCCTCTTGTAAGCCACGACGTACTTGTATTCTGCTGATCTGTACAATTGCCATACTTAAACCCCGATTTTATTGTATCTTGTATTTAGCATATTACCTATAAGGTATATTTCCAAAAGTTTTTTAAGTGGTGGCTGCGTTCTTCAGCGGTAATAGTAGGGCTTGTTGGTCCAGAAAAACCACACATATTGCATACTTTTTCCGGTTGTTTTTGCAAATTAAACCACTCAATTATTTCCTCATCGGACGACAATGGGCTTACAGTTTTATAGTCTTTTAGATACGGAGTCCAAATGTCCTTGTTTGCAATACCAAATGTATCCAGTGAGTGTTCTAGCACTCCCATGGAGGGCACTTCCATAATGTACCCTTATAAAGAGTAACAAAATCTTTTGCCTGACATCGTGCGTGATTTTGCTCATACCATTGGTCGTTGTACTCGTACACCGGCTCCATTGTTTCGCCGTGACCT